AAATTGTTCAGAGCAGTTGCAAACGTTAATATTCTTGAAGGTATTCGCTTTTATGTCAGCTTCGCTTGTAGTTTTGCATTTGGCGAACTCAAACTTATGGAAGGAAGTGCAAAGATCATTGGACTGATTGCTCGTGATGAGAATCAGCACCTAGTCATTACCCAGAACATTCTAAACAAGTGGAAGGAAGGTGATGACCCTGAGATGCAAAGAATTGCCAAAGAAGAAGAACAGTGGGTCTACAAGACCTTTGAGAGTGCCGTAAATCAAGAAAAACTTTGGGCAGAGTATCTGTTTAAGGATGGTTCTATGATTGGTCTGAATGATAAACTTCTTCAGCAGTATGTTGAGTGGATTGCGAATCGTAGAATGAGGGCCCTTGGACTTAAACCTCTTTATGATATTACGGCAAAGAATAATCCACTTCCATGGACTGAGCATTGGATTTCTTCTAAAGGACTTCAAGTAAGTCCACAGCAAACTCAAGTGCAGTCATATATTATTGGGGGCATCAAACACGATGTTACTACTGATACTTTTAGTAACTTTAAACTTTGACAAATACAAGAAACTGAAATATAATATTATATAAATAGTATTAGAGTTCAGTTTCTTACTTATGTATTATGTTTATGAATTAATAGACCCGAGAGTTAATCTTCCTTTCTATGTTGGAAAGGGGAAAGATAATCGGGTCTATTTTCATTTGTCTGAGAAATCAAGGGCAAAAAGTGATAATCAAAGAAAATTTAATAAAATACAAAAAATAAGAGAATGTGGATATGAACCAGAAGTCAAAATAGTAAAATATTTTGATATTGAAGAAGATGCTTATTTTTATGAAGAATCATTAATAGAAAAATATGGAAGAATACGATATGATGAAGGTGGGATATTAACAAATATTTGTGAAAGTTCGAGACCACCTAACCTCAAAGGAAGAACATACCAAGAAATGTATGGTGATAAGTGGGAAGAACAGATAGAAAAAAGAAGAAAAACACAACTTGATGCTGGTGGATATGGACCTAAAAAGCATAGTGAAGAAACTAAAAGAAAAATAAGTAAAAAAGTAGCAGGTAAAAATAATCCAAGTTATGGTGTTCCTTGCACGGAAGAAAGAAAGAAGAAAATTAGTGAAAAGGCAAAACAAAGATTTGCCGAGGGTTTTAGATCTCCATCATCAGTAACTTATCTATTGATAAGTCCTGATGAAGAAAAATTTGAAGTTTTTGGGGAATTAAAAAACTTTTGTAAAAAACATAATATTTCATATGCAACTATGCACGCTGCAATTCTCTATGATAGAAAAGGACCCAGAAAAAATGGATGGAGTATTGAGAAAGTTTAGAATATCATTACCAGAAGATGAGTGTGTAGTAAAACTTCAGGAGTATTGCAAGTTCTCTTATACTTTGTTAAAAGTTCCTGTAGTATCTAAACCATTATGTGCTGACGCAAACTGTCACAATAATGTAAATCATTATGTGAATACTTATGGTGGAGAAAAAATAAGTGGATATTATTTAATTACAGATTTTAATGATGAAACTTATGGGTGTGCGATATACCATAGTATTTGGAAAAATACTTATGGAAACTTGATAGATATAACACCTTTTGATGATGGAAGAGAATATAATATGTTTTCTGTGCTGAATACTACAGAATATTACTCTGGAGTTGCTTATGATGGAAAAGGATATAAATTATTGGAACCAGGTTGTAATATAATCTAACGTTACAAAGGATTCCTTCGCAGGATTCCAACTTTAATACAGAGGGTCTTCGGATCCTCTTTTTTTATAAATATCTGTAGCAATTCCATAAGTATTAAAATGTTGCCATCAGATATTAGAAATTTGCAAGAAGCATATCAAAATCTTTACGAAGAATCCGATCTTTTAACTAATGATTTGATTGAAGAAATTGTAGAAGAACTTGTAGAAGAGTGTTTAGAATTTGGATATAATCTTGATGAGTCTGTTGCGGCAGTAGAAGCAGCAGCAATTCTCTACATTGATGAAGCAAAAGTGACTTATGGTAGTGATACTGAAAGTCCGGAACAAAGAAGTGCTCGTGCTAAAGATAGACTTGGTGATAGAAAAACATCTGCAAGAAAGGCAGCAGTAAAGGGTGCTGTAGATCGTGTAAAGGCAACGGCACAGGGAGTTAAGGCAGCTGCAGGGATCGCAGGATCAATTGCCAAGGATGAAGCAACCAGAGCACGCCGTACTGCCTCCCATGCCGTTCAGAAGAAGAAGGCAGAGGTCAAGGGTGGTATCAAAAAGATGATTGGTGGTGGTCTCCGTGCTGCTGCTGGTGGTCTTGGAAAGATTGCTAAGAAAGCAGCAGGGGCAGCATCAAAATTTGGTGAATCAGTTGAACTTGGTGAAAATAGAAGAATGGCAAGAGATCCAGAAGGACGTAACTCTGGACACTCCAAGCAACCAGATCCTTCAAAATCTGGATTTACTGGTATTGGCAATATGAGTATTGCTCAAATTAAAAAGATGTCTGCTCGTATTGAAAAGGATAAAAACCAAAATGAAGAAGTGGAGCAAATTGATGAAATTGATTCTTCCATAATTGCTAGAACGGCACATAAGAGAATGCAAAATCTTTCCGCTGCTCAAGAAAGAGAAAATAGTGCAAAGGATGCTGGTGCAAGGATGGGAGAGTTAAGTAGGGTGGGGGCAGAGGTTTCGGCCGCCGCTGCGAAAGTTAGTAAGCACAGAGCATTATCGACTGCCCATGCTCGTTCTAGAAAAAGAATGGATGCAAATGAAGAAGTAGAAATTTATGATGTTGTTCTTGAGTACTTGATGTCTGAAGGACATGCTGATACAATTGCCGAGGCAGAATACATTATGACTGAACTTGATAGTGAAATGGTAGATCAAATTGTTGAAACTCGTATGGATCCAAGAGGTCGTCCTGCTTCTGGTCCTATGAGTGTTTATGGAAAATCAAAACCAAATACAGATCCTGCTTTCCAAGCTGCTTTAAGATCGCATAGAGAAAACGAAGCAAAGAAAACTCCGGAGCAAAGAAAAGCAGAACTTGATGCTTATAAAGAAAGGCAAATGAACAGATAATAAAATAATTTTTTGGGGGACTTGACAAGTCCCTTTTTTTTATGTAGAATAGGTTTGTTCCGGTTAAAGATAAATAATAGCTCATAAGATTACTTTATATGAGTTATGAGAACCCATGGAAATTAAATGGGAAAATATTCGAGACTGATGATATTGGCAATTATTTTGGATTCGTATATCATATTCACTCTAAGATCACCGGTAGAAATTACATAGGACGCAAGTACTTTTGGTCGTTCAGAACTCCCCCCGGTAAAAAAAGAAAGGTTAAACAAGAATCTGATTGGAAAAAATATTACGGATCTTGTCCAGAACTTAAAGAAGATGTAATAAAATACGGTAAAGAATGTTTTGAAAGAAAAATAATATCCTTACATAAGACCAAAGGTAAATGTAATTTTGAAGAGACAAGACAACTTTTCCTAAATAATGTGCTGACCGAAGCACTTGACTCTGGGGTTCCTGCGTACTATAATAGTAACATACTCTCCAGATACTTTAGGAAGGATTATTTTGATGGTTACCTTGGAACAGACCCTTCGGACATCACATGACTGGGCAATTGACAGAATTCACATTCTAAGTGATAAAAAAGATTATGATGATGCTCATGCAATTCAATCAGAATTTAGTGAATGGTTGAATCCTGATATTGATGATCATGATATTTTCTCATTAGAATACATAGGAGATAAAAAATGAAAGTAGATCTTCATAACTTTTTTCTACATTATGATCCAAAGAATCCAAAGCATATTGCTGCAGTAGAGCAACTTGAAAAGGATTTGGAACAAAAGCAACCAGATTTGATTGAGGATGAATCAAACTGGGTAAGAATTTTCAGAGAAAAAGCACCAGTTCCTGCACAGACAGGAGTTTTGCAAGTTCCATATTATCCACAAACAGATAATTACAGAGATGCTAATCGTACTTGTAACAGCTCTTCTTGTGCTATGTGCCTTGAATATCTTAAACCAGGCACTCTAAAGGGAGCAAAAGGAGACGATGCCTACGTTCAAAAGGTATTCGCAATTGGTGACTCAACAGATCACACAGTTCAAACCCGTGTTCTTGAGAGTTATGGTGTTAAGTCATACTTTAGTTACAATCTCTCTTTTTCTGATCTTGATAAGAGTTTATCTGCTGGTAAACCTGTCGTTATTGGTATTCTGCATAGGGGTTCTCTTTCTTCACCTACTGGTGGGCATATGGTTGTAGTCATTGGTAAAAAGGGTAATGACTATGTTGTTAATGATCCTTATGGTTCTTTGAATGATGGTTATACCGGATCTGTAACCAACGGTAAAGGTGCTGTATATAAGAAGTCTGACCTAACTCATAGATGGTTAGAGAATGGTAAGGATAAGACTGGTTGGGGAAGAATCTTTAAGTAATTACCTTCCTTCCTGTTCATGTATAAAAACTTTTAAATCTTTAACGTACTTTCGTAATATTTGTGCCTGTTCTTCGTGCCAAAAATCACCCGTCTCCATCCAGAGGCGGGTATGATTGTCTATGGCCTGTAATATTTGGTGAATGGGTTTGTTCCAACATTCACGATTGGGAGTGTTCCACTCTCTTGGCATAAGACCTCATTTTTTCTTACCACCATTTTTAGCCTTATTTGCAGTTGCATTACCTTGATTCTGTTTGGATTGCTTTCCACCGGCAGATCCTTTCTTACCCTTATTTGCAGACTTGCCCATAGTTTTGTATTTGACATACCATCTATTTATGGTATAATATACAAAGTCCAAATTAATTTTTTATGACTGAACAACAAGAACATCTTGCAAATCTGCTTAATCAAAGGCAACAACTTTCTCAGGAACTTGAAACTCTTCAGGGACAAACAAATACTAAGAGAGAACTTTTTCTCAAAGTTCAGGGTGTGATTGAATATCTGACCCAAATTGGTGTAGTGCTTCCCGAACCTGAACCAGTTGGAGAAGTGTCTGAGGATGCTTGACAAAAAATAAATAGTATCTTATTATGAAAAATCCCTCACACAGGGATTACATCATGAGACTTTGATGTGACATTAGAGCCCAGGAAAGTGCCTCCCGAGAGGGTTGGTGTACCCCCTTTCTATTGGGATGTAGAGTTCAATTAAACTTAATGCAAAATTTCTTTACAGTAACCTTGCCCCTTTTGGTAACGGTTACGACCAATACGGCAACATTGCCTGGTTTATTTCCTCCTCCCCCTGTTGGTGGTCCTCCACCATACTCTGTTATTCAGGAGTTTGAGACCAAGACAACGACCAAAGAGGTTGTTCCCGAAAAATCAAAAGAGAAAAGGTTAATTTGTAAAGGGTGTAATGAAAATGAAAATGTAGCCCTGAATTATTTTCAGGACATTGGAATTAAAGATAAAAACGCCCTTGCTACCATCATGGGCAACATTAAACAGGAATCAACATTCCAGTCTAATGTTTGCGAAGGTGGTAGTAAAACGTCATACTACAACTGCTACGGTGGTTTTGGAATTATACAATGGACATCTGCTAATCGTTATTATGGATTGGGTGAGTTTGCTAAGAGGTATGGTGGTTCTCCGTCAGGACTTCATACACAACTTCGTTATCTTACAAATGAAGTTCAATGGAAGAAAATTGAAGACCGTATGAAAAAAAGTGGTCGATCAATTTATTCTTACATGGATACTACATACAGTTGGATTGGTTGGGGGCATCATGGTGCGCGCACATCCTATGCCCATGATTATGCTTCTCGACTAGTTCAAGTAGAAGTCTGATATATAAGGGGAGTGCTTCTGCTCCCCTTTCTTATTATTAAAAAAATATTTTACTGTTATGCCTAGTTTTTCTGACTATGATTGTCATAGATATTTTGCTAAAGGTGCAAATAGTTTAAAGTATAAATTTAACAATTTAAATCTAATTAAAAATAATTACTCGCAAGCATTTCAAGATATGTTTGTTTTGAGCATGTTGGATGGAAAAAAAGATGGGATTTATATCGAAATCGGGGGAGATGATCCAATTGTAATCAATAACACATATCTTTTAGAATCGGAATATGATTGGAAAGGTATTTCTTTTGAAATTGAATCTGAAAAAGTAAATCATTACAATTCAATTAGAAAAAATAATTGTATATGTGCGAATGCTATTACTGCAGATTATAGTAAAATTTTTAAAGACAATAATTTTTCAACTCAAATTGATTATCTTCAACTTGATATTGATCCTGCAGAACAAACACTTGCCTGCCTTAAAAATCTTCCATTAGATACTTATAGATTCTCTGTAATTACATATGAAACTGATGCTTATAGATCTTCTTCTCAACTTGTAGAAGAATCTAGGAGTATTTTTAAAGATTATGGTTATGAATTAATTGCCAAAGATGTTCTTAATTGTGGACATCCTTTTGAAGATTGGTATGTAGATCCAAATGTAATTGATAAAAATCTTGTTGAAATTTTTAAAACTGAATGCTCATTAAGTGGAATTTCCGTAATTTCTGATGTTTAAATTTGGCAAACAAAAACCAGATATAAAGCAATATGCAATCATAGGAATTGTATTGGGTTCTATTATAGGACTACTTTCCCAATGCACAGGTATTAAACAAGATAGTATTTGGGATTTACTTGACGAAGTTCAAAGAAGATATTTTCCTCAAACTATTCTCAACGACTTTGTGATTAAAGACCCAGAGAAACTTGATAGAAGAGTCAAACGTGATGTTGATGTAGCAATCGCAGAGTATGAACGGTTGACAGGGGACGACGGAAAGGTGAAAATACCTTCACCACGATACTCAGAGAAACCACCAGACGGGTCTTATGCCCAATCAGTTCTTGGAGGTGAAATGAGATTGTGTGCTCCTTGGGTTGACGACTGCCCTAAGGAGTGATATAATAGTCTCATGGGCACGTAGTTCAGCGGATCAGAATAGCGCACTTCTAATGCGTAGGTCGGTGGTTCGAATCCACCCGTGCCCGTTGACTTTTGTAAAAAAGTCTTATAAATAAAAACACATTCATCAAAACAATGACTTACCCGATGCCCACAAAACAGATTAGTAATCTCGATTGCCGTTATTGGCATATTGAGGGTACTCCCCTGTTTGTGGATATGGTAGGTCAGATGTAAG